TACCTTGACCAAGGGCAGCAACTCCGATTGCAGCGCCGTCATGTTCGGCAACTGGGCCGACATGATGATCGGCATGTGGGGTGGCCTCGACATCATGCTCGATCCCTACACCCTCAGCACCACGGGTGCCAAGCGCGTGGTGGCATTCCAGGATCTGGACATCAAGATGCGCCGAGTTGAAAGCTTCGCCGCCATCAAAGACGCACGCACCGTCTGACCACCCGGCCCACCCTTGCTGCGGCCACCTAGCGGCAGCAGCAAGGGAGCACCCCATCCCCCTCATTCCAGCACCCACCATGCCCAAAATCCTCATTCTCGACCCGTGCCTCATCAACTACGGCGACGACCGTGGCGGCATCCACCACGACGCTGGCGACATGCCCGACGTGCCCAAAGCCACCGCCTCCGACATCGTGCGCATGGGCCGCGCCCTGTACGTCAGCAAGTCTGACGACCCCGACAAGGCAGCCCGCTCCACCGCCAGCGAAGCCATGGTCAAAGCGGCCCAAGACATGGCCGCCGCAAAAGCCAAATCGGCAAAGGCCAAAGCTGCTGAAGCCAAACCACCCGAAGCCTGATAGCTGCCGCCCGCTATGTTTGCCGAAGACCTCACCCCCTTCTTTGCCGACTTCGGGGTGCCCGTCACCATCGCAGGCGGCCAGCCTGTGCAAGGCATTTTTGACAATGCCAACGCCGGGCTGGCGGGTGGGGTCTACGGCCAGGCCAGCACGCAGCCCACGGTCACCGTGCCCACCGCCAGCATCACTGGCGAGGCAGTCGGCCAAGCCGTGGTGGTGGCGGGCACCAGCTACCTGATCGACGCGCACGAGCCCGACGGCACCGGCCTCAGCCGCCTGCTGCTGGTGCGTGCCTGACGCGCCCTGCCAGCCGCCATCCCAACCGCAGCCCGCACCACCCATGCCCACCCCATCCACCGGATTCGCCAGCATCACAGCCGCCGTGGGTGCGGCTCTCCAGGCTGCCCACCCAGGCGTGCCGGTGTCCGTCAACCGCACCCGGCCTGTGTCCGCAGGCAGCTCCAGTGCGCTGCGGGTCTATTTGCTCAACAGCAAACGCGACCCGTCCGGCCCTCTGGATGGCACAGACTGGCTCACCACCATCCTGGTGGACTGCATGGCGCGAGCCACCGCAGGCTCTGACCCAGCACAGGCCGTCGATGGCCTGCTGACCAGCGCCTGGGCCGCGCTGATCGGTGCGCCACTGAGTATTCCCGGCGTGTTTGACATCGACTCAGACCCCGCCATCGAGTGGGAGTTTGACTCAGTAGACACCCCATCTGCCTGCGCCACCATCCGCCTGCTGGTGCGCCACAGCACACAGCTCAGCACCCTGACCCCATAACCCCGCTCAACAGACAACCGCTGAAAGGCCCGCAAAATGTCCGTCAAAACCCAAGGAACCAAGCTCTGGTTCATCAACCCCACCGTCACCCCCGAGGTGGCCACCGACTTTCAAACCCTGACCAGCCCAACCGGCATCACCGGCCTGGGCGGCGCGGCTGACCAGATCGATGTCACCAGCCTGGATGACACCACCGACCGCGCCTATGTGGCAGGCCTCAGCAACCCCGGCCAAGTGTCTGTGCCCTTCACATTCAAACCGGGCGAGGCCTCGCAGCAAAGCCTGTTTGCCCTCAAAGCCAGCGGGGCAATCATCCCCTGGCTGGTGGGCCTGACCGATGGCACCGCCGAACCCACCGTGGCGGCCAATGCCTTCGTGGTGCCCACCACCCGCACCACTGTCCGCTTTTCCGCCTACGTGGCCGACGTGTCGCTGGACATTGCCACCAACGAGGTCGTGCGCGGCACGCTCACGTTGCAGCGCAGCGGCGCAGTCACGCCCACCTTCAAGGCCGCCTGATCGCCATGACTCAGTTGGACGACTCTCTGTTTGCCGGTGCCGAAGTCCACGAGCGCCCGGTCGAGGTTGCCCCAGGCAAAACGCTCAAGCTGTGGTTTAAAGAGCTGCCAGCGGTGGACTTCATCCGCTTTCACGCCCACAACACCAGCGATGACGAAAACGTGCGTGCCGGTGCTGCGGCGCTGCTGATTGCGGCCTGCCTGTGCAACCAGGACGGCACGCCCGCCATGACGTATGAGCGGGCGCTCAAGCTGAAAAGCAAACCGCTGAACGCCATTTTTGCAGCCGTGCTGGAGGTCAACGGCCAGTCATCGGGAAAGCCGTAGCCGTGCCGGGCGAGCCGCACTTCTGGCATGTGCTCGCCCTGGCCCTGGGGCAAACAGTGGGCGAACTCAAACGCAAGATCACCCAGCGCGAATTCCGAGACTGGATGACTTTCTTCCGCGCCCACCCGTTTGACGACCTGCACCGCTACCACCGCCCAGCCGCCCTGGTGGCGCAGAGCATGCGCGGTGGCGAAATGCAGCCGCTGCTCGACTGGCTGCACCCGCCCGAGTGGGCCGAAGACCTCGCGCAATCCGACATCAACACCCTGCGTGCCTTGGGCATCAAACAGTAAGAAAGACAACACATGGCAACGGTAGGCAGCCTCGTCGTTCAGCTTTTGATGAACACGAACAGTTTCGAGACAGACACCAAACGCGCCGAGGCCATTGCCAAAAAACGCGCCGATGCCATTGGCGCGGCCTTCACCGATGCAGGGGCCAAAATCGGCGTGGCGGCTTCGGTTGTAGGCGGTAGCCTGGTAGCCATGCTGGCCAGCACGGCTGCCAGTGCCAAAGAAATCAGCAACCTGGCGCAGATTTCAGGCGCGGGCGCGGAGGAGTTTCAGCGGTTTGCAGCCGGGGCCAAATCCGTGGGCTTGGAGCAGGACAAGCTGGGCGACATCTTCAAAGACTTCCGCGAAAAAGTGGGCGAGTTTGCGGCCACCGGCGGCGGTGGCATGAAAGACTTTTTCGAGCAGATCGCGCCCCGCGTGGGCATCACCGCCGAGGCGTTCCGCAACTTGTCTGGCCCGCAGGCCTTGCAGCTGTACGTCAGCAGCTTGGAGAAAGCCGGGATCAGCCAAGAGGAAATGTCGTTTTACATGGAGAGCATGGCCAGCGACACCACTGCCCTGATCCCGTTGCTGCGCAGCGGCGGGGCTGAGATGAAAACGCTGGGCGAAGAAGCTGAGCGCACTGGTCGGGTCATGAGCGCGGAAGCGGTTGAGTCGGCCAAGCTGCTGGCCAAAAACGTGCAGGATCTGCAAGACAACATGGTGGGCGCTCGCAATCAAATAGCGCAGCAGCTTATACCAACGCTCAACACGCTGGCATCCGAGGTGCTGGGCGTGCAAAACCAAACCAATGGCCTGGCTACTTTTTTGGGCAGCACACTCAAAACAACCCTTGAAGCTACATCCGTGCTGGCACTGGACGTGGGGTTTGTGTTTGCGACCGTGGGCGACACCATTGGCGCATACATTGCGGTTTCAGATCGTCTGGTGCGGGGTGACGTGGCCGGGGCCAAGGCCATTGGCGAGGCTTACCGCGAAATGAGCGAGCAACGCCGCAAGGCGCTGGACGATGCCCAGCATCGCGTGCTCAACCCGCCGCGCCCTGTGGTGTTTTCTCCAGACGACCAAAGCGCAGCCGAGGCCCGTCGCCTTGGCTTGCCAGTTCCAGGCGGAAAGCCCTGGACAAGACCCAACGCGAAGCCACCAAAAGAGCCAAAAGAAAAAAAAGAAGCTTACACCGACCCCCTGGCCGATTCGGCCAAGGCCTACGCCGCCACGATGGAGGCCATCAACAAGGCCCAGCTCAGCGCCGTGATGAGCGGGCAAGAGCTGACGGCCACACAGAGCGCCTTGGTTGACCTGTTTGGATCATCCGAATTTTTGGCCATGCCCGATACCTGGAAGGTGGCCATTGCGGATGCGGGCGAATACGCCATCCAGGCGGAAAAGGTGGCAGACGAACAGGCCCGCCTAAATGCCCTGCTGACCGACAGCGCCCTGGAAAAGCAACGCGAAGACATGGCGCTGCTGGCCAAAGCGCTTGAGTCCGGCACGATCACCGCCGACAAGTTCAGCGAGGCAGTCCACCGCGCCCTGGGCACGGGTGGCGAAGAAAAGGGCGGCTACTGGGAAGAGTGGCTGAAATCCGCCGAAGGTGCCCTGGGCAACTTCGACACCCTGGCCGCCAGCGTGGCCGATACGTTCAGCAGCCGCTTTGGCAGCGCGTTCGAGGCCGTGATTTTTGACAGCGAAACCATGGGCGATGCCGTCAGCGGCCTGGCTGAAGGCATGCTCCGGGCCGTGGTCAACTCGCTGGGGCAGATGGCCGCGCAGTGGCTGGCATACCAGGCTGTGCAAATGCTGGTGGGCAAAACCACCGCCGCCACCGCCGCCACCGCCACCGCGCTGGAAGCCCAGTCCATGTCCACGATGGCGGGCCTCAATGCCTTTGCCGCCACAGCCGCTATCCCCATCGTTGGCCCCGTGATGGCCCCTGCTGCAATGGCTGCGGCCCTGGCCGTCACTGCGCCAATGGCGGCCACCATCGCGGGCCTGAGTGCAGCCGCTGCCGGTGCCCGCGCATCGGGCGGCCCGGTCATGGGCGACACCCCTTACCTGGTGGGCGAGCGCGGGGCCGAACTGTTTGTGCCCAACACCAGCGGGGCCATCGTGCCCAACCACAAGCTGGGCGGTGGCGGGGTCACCATCAACGTGATTGAAAACAAGCAACGCGCCGGGCAAACCGATGAGCGCAACAACAACGGCGCACGCGAGGTCGATGTGTTTGTGGCAGACATCATGGGCGATGGCCCACGCGCCCGCGCCATGAAACAAGCATTCGGCCTCAGCCGCCGGGGGTACTGATCCACATGGCCACCATCAACTACCCCACTCAGCTGCCCGCGCCCCTGCGCAGCGGCTACGGCGTGCAGCATGCCGACACGCTGGTGCGCACCCAGCTGCAAACGGGCCGCGCCCGCCAGCGCCGCGCCTACACCAGTGTGCCCAGCATGGCCAGCGTGAGCTGGACGCTCAGCGACGGCCAGGCCCGCCTGTTCGAGACCTTTTACCGCCACGGCCTGGCTGACGGCGCGGAATGGTTCAACGCCCGCCTGATGACCCCAACCGGCCTCAAGCCCTACGAGTGCCGGTTCACCGGCATGTACACCGGCCCCGAGCTGGTGGGCGTGCGGCACTGGCGCTTTGCCGCGCAGCTTGAGATCAAAGAGCGCGAAACCTTTGCTGCCGACTGGCTGGCTTACCCCGACTGGATCATGGGCGCTGACCTGCTGGACGCGGCCATTGCGGAGCTGCCCACACCATGACCGTACTGCAACGCCTGTTTGCCAGCGCCGGGCCAGAGGTGATCATCCCCACGCTGGAAATCACCTGCACCGCCTGGGCCGCGCCCCTGCTGCTGTGCAACGGGTTTGAGGCCCACACCTGCGTTACCGAGGATGCCCGCACGCTCACCTTCCAGCCCAGCGGCATACAGGTGGCCCTGCCCAAGCGCAACACCAGCGGCACGCAGATCCTCACATTCGCCATTGACAACGTGACCGGCGAAGCCCAGCGCCTCATCGACACCGCGCTGGAAGCCGGGGCGCTGGTGCGCCTGACATTCAGGCACTACCTCAGCACCGACAAAACAGCTCCCGCTGAACAGCCGCTGAAGTTTGTGGTGCGCGACGGCACGATGGAAGGGGCCACCCTGCAAGTGAACGCCGCGTTTTTTGACATGGTGAACACCGCCTGGCCCCGCCACTTCTACACACCCGACTTTGCGCCGGGCTTGAGGTACTTTGCATGACCGCCGCTGATCACCTGCACCAGCTGCTGGCCGTGCCCTACCGCCCATACGGGCGCGACCTTGCCGGGTGCGACTGCTGGGGCCTGGTGCGCCTGGTGCGCCAGACATTGCGCGGCGACACGCTTCCCAGCTTTGGCGCGGTGTCGCCCACGGCCAAGCGCGAGCTGACCGAGGCCGCCATCAGCGTGATTGCGGCCCGGCAGTTCCGCCCGGTGCAAACGCCTGCACCAGGGGCCATTGCCACGGTGTGGCGCGGCCTGCTGTGCCACCACGTTGGCGTGGTGGTGGAAGCCGACGGGAGGCTGGCCGTGCTTGAAACCGGCTCACGCATCGGCCCCCGCTGGCTGCGCCTGGATGACTTCCAGCGCCTGTACCTTGACGTGAGGTTTTATGACAATTGAGGTGTACCCATCCACCCTGCCGGGTGACCCCATCGAGCGCCACGAGTGGCCCGGCACGCTGGGCGGCTGGCTGTCTGTGCATTGCCCAGGCTACGCGCCCGAGGATGCGGCCCAGCCCATCACCGCCACCGTGGGCGGGCATCTGTCCCACCCCAGCACCTGGGGCGCGTTGCAGTGCGCGGGCGTGGTGGTAGAGCTGCGCCCAACCCCTGGCGAGCCCACCACCTTGCTGTACGTGCTGGCCGGGCTGGCTGCCGGTGCCGTGCTGATGACCGTGCTGGCCCCCCGGCCCAAAGCCGCAGACACCCGGCGCGGTATTGAGGCTGCGCTGGTTGACGCGCAAGCCAACACCCCTAAGCTCAACGGCGTGGTGCCCGAGATTGCGGGCCGGTACCGCGTGTACCCCGACTACCTGTGCCAGCCCCGCCGCAGCTTTATCGACCCCCGCACCGAAGCGGTGGACATGCTGCTGTGCATTGGCCGGGGTGAGTACCAGATCAACGCCGACGAGGTGCTGCTGGGCGAAACGCCGCTCTCCACGCTGGGGGGTGAGGTGTCGTACACCGTGTACGTGCCAGGGGCTGACGTATCGGGCGCGGTGCAGTCGCAAAACTGGTACACGGTGCCCGAGGTTGGGGCCAACCGCAGCGGCGCAGGTTTGCGGCTGATCGACGAGGCCACGCCAACGGGCTCGGCATCCACTGTCACCGGGTCTGTTGTGCCCACCGGCCTGTATGAGGCAGCCCCGGTCACGTTTGTGGTCAACGGTGTCAGCGTCACGCTGGACCAAGACTTTATTGCGGACGAAGGGGGCTTTGGTGGCGGTTGATACAGTTGCAATGGCTGCGGCCATCAATGCCCAGCTTGCGGGATCGCGTTTAGTGGCCAGCTTCAACGGCAGTAGCCAGTTGGTCATCACTGAGCAAGCACCCTACAGCGGCACGGCCATCACGCTCACCGGCACCACTGCTGGCATTTTTGGCACGCCCACATTCACAACGGGCACCATCAGCACCGGACTGTGGCTTGGCCCATTCCGGCTCACCCCTGCCAACGAGACCGCATCGCAAATTGAGTTTGACGTGTTCGCCCCCAACGGACTGGGCCGGGTCTCTGGCGGCAGTGTGGCCAGCGTCTCGCGCACGGTAGAGCTGCAATGGCGGCAAAACGGTGGCGCATGGGTGTCCATCACCCGCACCCTCACCGGCAGCTCACGCGACCAGGTGGGCTGGACGTTTGCCCAAACCCTGTCCGGTGCGTACAGCAAGATCGACGTGCGCATGCGCCGCCTGGGAGCCGAAAGCACCGACCTGAACGACCTTGACAGGCTTGAGTGGTACGGCATGCGCTGCCGCCTGCCCGCACCCAGCAGCTACCCAGGTGCCACCACAATGGCCGTGCGCATCGTCGGGTCTGACAAACTCAGCGGCAGCAGCCAGAACAAGATCAACGCCATCGTCACCCGCAAGCTGGGCGGCGTGGCCACCCGCTCCATTGCAGCCTGGGTGCGCCATGTGTGCGCGTCGGTAGGCTATGCCGACACCGACATCAACACCACCGAGCTGGACGCACTGGGGGCCGTGTGGGATGCGAGGGCCGACTACTACGACTTTGCCCACAGCGGCCAGACCACCGTCAAAGAAACCCTGGCCAGCGCCCTGCGTGCGGGCTTTGCCGAGCTGACGATTGACGGCGGCCGCATCCGCCCCGTGCGTGACCAGGCCCGAACCGTGTACGAGCACATGTACACCCCGCAAAACATGACCGGCCCCCTGCGCCGTACCTTCAACGGCTTTGACCCAGACGAATACAACGGCGTGGACGTGACGTTCACCAGCTCGGCCACCTGGGAGCCAGAAACCGTGCAATGCCGCCTGCCTGGCGACGCAGGCACCCGCGTTGAAAAAATCGATCTGCCAGGCGTGACCGACCGAACCCGCGCCTGGCGCATCGGCATGCGTGCCCGCCGCGCCCAAGCCTACCGGCGCAAAAGCTACAGCTTTGCCACCGAGCTGGACGCACTCAACAGCCGCTATTTGTCGTACTGCGCCCTGAGTGACGATGTGCCCGGCTACGGCCAGTCTGCCTTGCTGGTGGGCCTGGCCGGTGCCGTGCTCACCGTGTCCGAACCCCTGGCCTGGGTGGGCGGGGCAAGCCATGTAGCAGCCCTGCGCAGGCCAGACGGCACGCTCTGCGGCCCGTTCCCCGCCACGCGCCTGAGCGACTACAGCTTTTCCATCACCAGCTCGCTGGACTTCACGCCCGTGACCACCGCCCAGGCCATAGAGCCCACCCATGTGCTGTTTGGCACCGTCGCCAGCTGGAGCTACCCGGCCCTGGTGACCGCCATCGACCCCAGCGGCAACACCGTGGACGTGACCGCCATCAACTACGACGCCCGCGTGTATGCGGACGATGACAACACCCCAGCCTGAAAGCCCCGACCATGCCCACATCAAACCCAGTGCCCAGCTCTGACCCGAGCGACCTTGTTTTCAACGCCCAAAAACTTGACCAGGTGGTCAATGGCACAGCGCAAACCTTCGCAGACCGGCTGGGTAACATCAAAAAAAGCCTGGCGGGCCTGAGCGCCGAATTCTTGAACGCAGGCGTTTACGCCAGCACGTCCGCAGGGCTCGCGGCCACCACCAACGGCCAGTTTTTCAGCGCGGTGGCTGCTGACAGCAATGATTACCTGATTCTCTACCTCAACAGCGCAGGCTCTGCGGTGGAGCAAAAGCGCTACCCGTCGAGCTTGCGCGTCACCAACGCCACACAGCTCCACGCCACAGAAGCCCTTGGCCGCGCTGCGGTGCTGGATGGCCAGACGTTTAGGGTGCAGGGCAGTGGAGACGTGGCTGCATACGAGTACCGCCGCACCAATAGCACCACCAGTGTGTTGGTTGCCACTTATCCGTCGAAAGCTGCATTCGACGCGGTGGCAACCAGGCAAAAACTTAAGGCTGATTTGGATATTGGCAAGAACCTGTTCAATCCGAATGATTCTGACGTTACTGTTGGCTACTACGTCAACGACGATTCTGGTTTGTTGTTGCCAAATGCAGCATATTCAGCAAGCGGCTACATCAATGTGACGCCAGGCACTTCATATGTGCAAAACGGAGAAAGCGGCTATCGTTATGCTTGGTACAACACTAGCAAAGAATATATCTCGGGCGGAATGTCGTTGACGCTTACGGCTCCGGCTGGTGCTGTTTTCTTGCGAATTTCATTCCATACATCCCAAACAAATTTTCAGATTGAAATTGGCAGCACTCCAACGGCGTACAGCCCTTACACGGCAACCGTCCCTGTTGATCAGTTGCGTGCTGCTGGTATTATTGAGTCAAAGATTGCGCCGTCATCAGTCGGGTATGACAAGACCAAATTCATCAAAACAGGCAAGAATCTTTTTAACATCCTTGATCCAAATGTTGTACTTGGCAAGTTTGTAAACGACACAGATGGCAACCTTTACATAAACGCCACATACAACAGCACTGGATATATTCCTGTTGTAGCCGGGTCAACTTACACGGTGTCAACCAAAACATTTCTTGCTTGGTACGACGCCAACAAACTTTATATTTCAGGCAGTCCCAACACGGATACCAACAAGACAAAAACTGCGCCAACAGGCGCGGCATACCTGCGCGCAAGTGCATTTGTTGGCGGACCTTGGAATCAATTTCAGGTGGAGCTTGGAAGTTCAGGCACCGCATTTGAGCCGTTTAACTTGTCTCTTTACAGCGAAACCAACACACCAGTGTATTCTCCGATCAAAGACAGTTCTGTATCAATTGCAAAAGCGACATTTTTCACGGTTGGTAAGAACAAATACAACAAGACCACAACAACCTTTGGCGCTTATATTAGTGAAAATGGCGAGCAAGTTGCCAATGCGGGGTATGACGTATCAGACTTTATTGCAGTGAATCCTGGCGTCACTTACTACACCCCCGGATTCCGTTTCACTTGCTTTTACGACGCAAATAAAGCCTTTCTTCCTGGTGGGAGTGACTCAGTAGGCACCACGTTCACACCGCCTACTGGTGCGGCCTATGTTCGCGTCACTTTGTTCGCTGGAGAATCTCCAGCCTTCCAGATTGAAATTGGAACAGCCGCTACGGCGTATGAATCATATCGATACGTTTTGGAGAACGCGGAAACCAACGTGCCAATTTACATGGCTGGGTTTCCTGTTGGAAAAAACAAATTCAACAAGGACGCCGGTGACGTTGCGTATGGTTATTACGTCAACGCCGCAAATGGCGGCCTACTTGCCAACGCAGCTTACAACTCCACGGGGTTTATCCCTGTCTCTGGTGGTTCCTCCTACACTTTGTCGTACAAGCACATGATTGCTTGGTACACAAAAGACAAGATTTACATCAGCGGAAGTGATTCGGCGGACACCAATAGGATGCAGACGGCTCCAACGAATGCCGTCTATTTGCGCGCAACTGTTGCCACTGCTTCATGGGCAACATTCCAGGTTGAGCTTGGCACGTCGCAAACAATTTACGAGTCATACGGATACATCCTGGAAGGTTTTGACTCATACCCTGTTCGGGTCAAATCAACGAGCATAATTTACCCTGACTCATCGAACAGTGGAGACCTAACCGTTTCGGCAAAACAGTATGTGCCAGCGGGTAAAGAAATCGCGCTCTATCACGAGAACATTGTTAAAGAGTACCCAACTTATCGAGGTCGAACTGGTGTCAGCTTTTCAGGAGGCAAAGAGACTGGGTCATCGACAAAGCTGACACCTATAACAGGACAAATTGGATCAACTATTTCGGCATCTGCGGTTATTGCTGATTCAGCGTTTGTAACGCTGGCATCGAAGGAATTTTCAATTATCGTATCTGATCCAGGCAAGACCACTGCTGTCAACGTCCAAAACATTGGTGATAGTTTTACTGGTCGAATGACTTGGGCCAACATTATCAATGCGACAGCAGCAGAAACTGGCCTGACATTTAGCGGAATTAGAACCAGTAATTCAGCTTCTCCAGCCGTGAGGTGTGAGGGGCGTGGCGGCTGGACCATGGATTCATATTTCACAGTTGACCGAGGTGCAACTGAATTGTCACCATTCATGCAGCCGGTCAATTCAGGATATTTCTATTACGGGCAAACCAGCTTCTGGATTGACGCAAATTCGGCTTCTCCAAGCTATGGTGCAGGTTATTACATCGGCACCAAAGATTTGTTCAGCGGATCGACTGGCAGAAAGTTGTCTCCAAATGTTGGCGACATAATGGGCGATGCTGGTGAATACATTCAATGGGATGGCTCTGCCTGGGTAGCCATTGTGTCTGAAACCTTTGGTGGTTTTGCTTTCAGCTTCGCCAAGTATCGCCAAGCCTGGGGCGTTCCTGCGCCGACGATCTTGCATGTGCTGTTGGGCACCAATGACTTTTATGGAGCGACCGACGCCAACTTCTCTGCGCTGTATGCGGCATACAAGGCTAAGTACGACGCGCTGATCGCCAGTGTGAAGGCTGACACAGCCGGGGTAAAAATCATCATCGGCGTCCCGGTCAGTTCCGGTCGCCAGGGTAAGTGGGGAACGCTCACCACAGAGAGGGTCAAGCGCGCCATGTTCCTGCTGGCAAACAGGTTGAACATTGACTATAGCATGCGAGAGGCCGAGGGCATCTATTTGCTTGACTACCACAGCATCGTGGACCGTTTCTATGGATTCGACAACGCCTATGAAGCCCCGTTCAGCGATTACACAGGCGCGGCTGGAGACGATCTTTACAAAGCCGATTTCACCCATCTGAGCGTTGATGGATTTGAGCAGATGGGCAACGCTTACATGGGCCTGGTCCAACACCTTCGATAGACGCAGCCACCAATGGAGTACCCCCGTGCCTGAATCCCAAAACAGCTACCAATCCGCCTGGGGCGGCGAAGACCGACGACAAAACCGCGAGCCGCCACCGCCACCTGCGCGGGTGAAATTCGACGCCACCATCAACCTGGGCCACGTCCTGACGTTTGCCGGTTTCATCATTGCCGGGTTCACGGCCTGGGGAGACCTGGACAAGCGCCTGACAATCATTGAAGAGCGGGCCATTTTCCAGGCGCAAATTGACCGCCAGCAAGACGCCCGTCTGGTTGAGAGCATGGTTCAAATAAAAGAATCGCTGGGCGAAATCAAATCGCAGGTGAATCGCCTGGCTGAGCGGCCAGCACCTGCTGCGCCGCATGGACAGCCAGGCCGAGAACAAAATGCGCGAGCGCACCGCCAAAGAAACGCTGGTCGCCCATCAGCAAGACGGCGCGGGCCTGATGACGTGGTGCCCGATGCCGACGACGGATCCATGCGCCGCACCGGGGTGCTGACATGACCCGGCCCGTTACGCTGCCCACGGTGCGCCTGCTTCGTGGCCCCAGCACGGACCAGGGCACCTTTGGCCGCCTGCTGTTTGGCCCGCACGCACTCCACACCGTGGAGCTTCCCTGGCGCAACAACGCCCGCCAGCTCTCGTGCATTCCGCCCGGCACCTACCGCTGCGCCATCGTCAACAGCCCAAAGTTCGGGCGCGTGTACGGTGTGCAGGCCGTGCCAGGGCGCAGCCATATCCTGATCCACGCGGCCAATTTGGGCGGCGATGTGGACAAGGGCTGGGCCACCCACCTCCAAGGCTGCATTGCCCCTGCTGACAAGCTGGGGGCCATTGCCGTTCCCGCCCCGCCCGAGCTGGGCAGCTTCACCACCACCCCGCCCACACCCGGCACCAGCCCCGGCACGCGCATGCAGCGTGCCGGGCTGATCAGCCGCCCCGCGCTGCGCCGCTTCATGACCTGGGCGGGCGGCAAACCATTCATTTTGGAGATCACATCATCATGATTTCAGCCATCCTCGCCCTGCTGGGCTCCAGCGCAGTAGGCAGCCTGATTGGCGGCATTTTTGCCTTCCTCAACCGCCGGGCCGACATCGAGGCCAAAAAAGTCGATCACGCCCACGACCTGGCCATGCGCCAGATCGACATCGAACTGGCCAAGGCCGAGGCCGCTGGCAAATTGCAGGTGGCCATCGTGGAGGCCGACGGCGCGGCAGACGTGGCCCGGCTGCAAGCAATCGGCGCAGCCCAGGCAGCCGACACACTCAGCGCGGAGCTGCTCAAAGCGGCGGGCAGCTGGCGGTGGGCGCTGGTGCTCACCGACGGCCTGCGCCGCCTGATCCGGCCCGTCAGCACCATCGCCCTGGTTGGCGGTGCGCTGTACGTCAACTGGCTGCTGATCGACCACCTGACGGGCAGCTGGCCAGAGCTGGACAAGATGCAGCGGTTTGACGCGGGCATGCAGGCCTTTGCCTGGGTGACGGGGCAAGCCAGCATGGTGCTGGGCTACTGGTTCATCAGCCGGGGTGGGGCTGGTGGCAATGCAGCCGGTGCCGGTGGCCGGGCGGGGTGAATTTTCCGACGAACGGTAGTTTCTCACATCGAAAAGGTGTATAATAAGCCACATGGACAGGCAAACAGCAAGTCCACCGCCCCGGCGGCACCGGGAATCCTGATTGGAGCAAACATCATGACAACAGCCAAATCACTCTTGGACCCATACGCCGACTGGCTGGCCACCCAGACAGAAGAAAACCGCATCTACGGAGCGACTGGCTATGTGGCCCTGCTGCACGCAGAAGCCCGTCACGTCGCAGAAGTTCGCAATGGCATGAAAACACCCCACGGTGGCTGGAAAAACGGCCTTCCGCTTGAGCACAACACCCTGCTCGGCAACGTCTTCAAGCAACTTCGCACAGGAGGTAAGACGATTGACGTACCAGGCATGCGCGAAGCCCTGAACTCAGACGACGAGGATTTGTACAAAACAGCCCACGGGCTCATGGCTGCGGGCATGTACGTGGATGAAATCAACTGGCACCGCATGACATCCGATCAGATTGTTGAGTGGCTGTGGATCAACCAGCCTTTGGGATGATTGCCATGGAAAAAATCATCCTCACCGTGCCAGCTGGCACCAAAGCCCGCTGGGTGAGCCAGTCGCAGGCGCAAGGCGAAAAACTCAGCGACTGGGTCCGCGAAGCCGTCGAGCGGCCTGCCCACCAGACTGCCGACTACAGCCGGACATGGTGGCCAGAAATTTTGCGTGCAGCTGAGCAAATGAAGCCAATGCCTGTCGAAACCTCCTTGCTAGGAAACGTTCCATACACAATAAAAGGTGATCAGGTAGTTGGCGAAGTGCCTGATTGTGTCATCTTCGCCGCTCGTGCTCATGGGCTTGAGATTCTGCCCCCTGACCCAAAGCGAAATGTCTATGTGTTTAGGAAGGCGTGGTAATGCATATGACCCCCGCTGACCTCCGCGCCTGGCGCATACACATGGCCTGGTCTCAAACCCAGGCGGCTGACAGGCTGGGCATCACCCAGCAGGTGTACTCACGCCACGAACGCGGCGAGGTCAAGATTGACCGGCGCACCGCGCTGGCCTGCTCAGCCCTGGCCGCTGGGCTGGGGCCGTGGGTGCCGCCAGTCACTTGAGCCGCGCAGCAATCGCTGCCTCGGTTTCGCGGTAGTACACGTTCAGAAGCAGGTTTGCATCCCGGTGGCCGCTGATCTTGGCCAGCGTCAGCACGTCCACCCGGCGTGCCAGGTGTGTCAGTGCCGTGGCCCGCGCGTCGTGAAACGTCAGGCCATCAATGCACAGCTGCTTTGTGAGTTTGGCAAACAGCGTGCTGGCCTCGTTTGGCCCAACCACAAACGCTGGGCGCTGCAATAGGCGGCAGGCGATGCGCCCCACGGGTATGCGGCGTTTGCCGGTTTTTGTGCTGGCCAGCGTCACCACGCTGCTGGCCACGTCCAGCCCGCCAGGCGCGGCCAGGCATTCCTGCAATCGCATGCCGGTGCGCAACGAGATGTGAAACGCCTCGGCCACTTCCCGCGTTTTACCGCCCGACTGCTGGCCAGCACGCAGCACGCGCCTGATTTGCTGCCACCGCCACAGCGCAGTGCGGGCCTCGTTTTCCTTGGGGATTTTGACCCCGCGCAGCGGGTCATGGTCGATCCATCGCCACTCATCGCGGGCAACGTGCAACAGGTGGCGCAGCAGGTTGATTTCGCGCACCACGTTGTCATGGCGCTTGCCAAAGTGGCTGGCCACGTCGGTGCTGAGTGCGGTGGGGGTGCCGTTGACGGCTGCGAGTGCGGGCGTGATGGCAACGGACGTGCCAAGGGTGAGTTGGGCCATGTTGGGCCTCCAAGTGGTTGGTTTTGCAACAACCACCGCACCCAACGCCAATTGGGGGCGGTAGCTCGAACGAGTTGGCGTACCAGCAACCACTTGCGTGAACTGGCGGAGCTTGCGCTCCCCCGTCCGAGCCACCATAAACTGGGGCGCAGACAACGAAGCCGCATTCTCTGCGGGACAGAAACTGCGGCTCTCGTCGCAGTGGTTAGGCGGGACGCCAATCCCGATCGCGCCTTTTTTTGACGCGACGGGGCGAGTGTACCCGAAGCCCTGCGCCGCTGCAATTTTGTGCTTTTTTTGGTGCCTTGCGCACGTTGTGTATGGGTTTTGTGCTTCTATTCTCATATCATTCTCCGCACAAGTCCGACACATGCGAATGCAGCCTGCGCCGCCACGACTCCGTTGCCGCAGCACTTGAGGCGCTGGGGGCGGCAGTCGTCCATGTCGTAGGCCAGCCCATCAGCCATGATGTGAAAGCTGGGTTCAAGCGCCGGGGCGAGGTGGGGCCACTGCTGGATGATTCCGGGCCAGGCTGGGTCGGCTGGGCCTGGTGCGAAGAGTGGGATACAAAGTTGCTCAGTTGATCCATGTGCTTTCTCCCCCCCCCCTGTTACCGTGCAGTGCTCCAGGCTGTTCTCGCCCTTCGCATCCCGTGCTGCCGGTGTCGGCCAGTTCTGCGCCTCCGTTGGCAGCCCGGTCGTGCGCTTCGTGTTCGCCCGCTTCTGTGCCTCCGGGTCGATCTTGCTCATGTCCCGCGCTCCGCTGCACACGTCCGGTGTTGTCCAATGGTGTGCTTGGCTCGGTAGCATCAAAGCCCCGCTGCTGTCCCGCATATTCGGCCCGCCGTGATCCGAATCCGATGCTTTTGGTGTCCGCCACGGCTCTCCATGCCCAGCAAAACCACCGCGCCCTGCCGTGGCTGGCACCAACGTCTGACGCGGAAAGAGTGACCCATTCCGAATTCCACCCGATGTCGGCCAGTTCTCCCAAGACGCGGGCGGCTGCGCGTTCGTCAAGAGCGCCTTCGGCTTCGTCCACAACGGTGGCGGTGGCAGAAGCGATGCCTGCGACGTTCTCCAAAAAGAGGTATCGCGCACCGCAATCACGGGCAATCCTGACGACTTCAAAAAAGAGGCCGCTTCGTTTGCCATCAAGCCCTGCCCGCCTTCCGGCGAGGCTGAGGTCTTGGCATGGGAAGCCCGCAACGATGCAATCCACCACGCCGTGAAACTGGCTTGCGTCGAGTTCGCACAGATCGCCCCACCAGATAGGCGCTGGAGGTAGGCTTCCTTCTTCCATTCGCGCTTCCAAGACGCTGACTGGGTAAGCTTCCCGTTCAGCGTACATGACCGTTCGGCTTCGGATGCCCAGGAATCCAAGTCCGGCATGCAGCCCTTCGTCGAGCATCCCGACTCCGCTGAAAAGGCTGATCGTATTGATGGTGGTGTTATCCACATTTGTTTTCTCTTTTTTTCTTTTGTTTATCAAGCGCATGCAGCTTCAAACCGTGACTTCCGGCCCGAACTCGGCGGGCAGGTTGACCGCTTCGCCGCCGCCACCGCGCACGCGGTTGACGGTGGCCGCAAATGCGCGGCGGTATTCGCCGTAGCTGAGTTGCTCCAACTGGAACTTGTGCA